TAACTATGCTGAACAAGAGATGAAAGACCTAGCTAGTTTCTACCCTAGTAAAGATAATGTAGATAATGCTTTTGCTAGATGGTTTATAAACGATAAAAACTTTATAAGGTTAGAAGACTTACAATACCCACAAAGGAATACACAATGGCAGAGATAGAATATCAAGGAATCAAAGTAGGTGGCAGTAAACTACTGTTAATCGTACCCTTAGTTACAAGTATTGTAGGTGGTTTGTGGGGTGGGTTTGAGTTTTACAAAGATTACACAGATATGAAAACACAGATTATGAGTTATGTTGCACCAGACCTTAGTGGTATTAAGCAACAAGTAGCAGTGTTTCAAGCAGAGAACCTTACTATTCGTCAGACTATGGAACAACAAGTAAAGATTATAGAAAAGCTATCTACTGATATGTACAAGATAGAAGAACGAATAGATAAGAAAATAACTAAAGCCTTAGAAAATCCGTTGAACTATTAATGACTGATTTAGCTATATCATTACTACCTTGGCAACAACAAGTCTGGGATAGTGAAGCAAGATTTAAAGTAGTAGCTGCTGGTAGGCGTACAGGTAAGTCTAGGTTAGCTGCTTACTTACTCATTGTTAATGCCTTACAGGCTAAACAAGGACAGGTCTTTTATGTTGCACCTACACAGGGGCAAGCAAGAGATATTATGTGGCAGGTGTTACTAGAGGCAGGACACCCAGTAATTAAATCTAGTCACATAAACAACTTACAAATTACATTGATTAACGGAACTATTATTTCGTTAAAGGGTGCAGACAGACCAGAAACAATGCGTGGTGTATCTCTCAAGTTCCTAGTAATGGACGAGTACGCTGACATGAAGCCAGAGGTCTGGGAACAAATACTTAGACCTGCACTAACAGACCAGAAGGGTACTGCATTATTTATTGGTACACCAATGGGAAGAAACCATTTTTATGATTTATACCAACTAGCAAACTTAGAGGAACATGACACTTATGAGGCTTGGCACTTTACATCTTACGATAACCCTATATTGGATAAAGATGAAATCAATATGGCAAAAGAATCAATGTCGTCTTTTGCGTTTAGGCAAGAGTATATGGCGAGCTTTGAAGCTCAAGGGTCTGATATATTTAAGGAAGAATGGGTACAAATGTCTGGTGAAGAACCCGATATTGGCGACTACTACATTGCCATTGATATGGCAGGATTTGAAGAAGCTGGTAAGAAAAAGAAAACAAGATTAGACAACACAGCCATCTCTGTTGTTAAGGTTAATGAAGATGGTTGGTGGGTTTCTGAAGTTATCTATGGTAGGTGGACATTTGAAGAAACTGCTGAAGTTATATTTGATGTAGTAGAAGAATACGAACCAGTAGCAGTAGGTATAGAGAAAGGTATATCTAAACAAGCAATCATGTCACCACTATCAGACATGATGAGAAAACGAGGAAACTTTTTTAATATACAAGAGTTATCTCATGGTAACAAAAATAAAGTTGACAGGATAGTAGCAGCATTACAGGGAAGGTTTGAACATGGTGCTATTAAACTTAATGAAGGAGATTGGAATCTTGAGTTCCTTGACGAGTTGTTTCAGTTTCCTAATCCGCAGGTACATGATGACTTGATTGATTCATTAGCCTACATAGACCAGCTTGCTAAAGTAACTTATTACTATGACTTTGAGCAAGATGAATATGAAATCTTAGACGAAGTAGCAGGATACTAAATATGAAAGATGAAGATTATAGTGAAGATTCTACAGTAGAAAGTTGGGTAATGAGCAAGTGCGACCAATGGCGAGACCATTACAATACAAACTACCAAGAAAGATTTGATGAGTACTATCGTACTTGGCGAGGGATATGGGATAAGAATGACTCTATGCGTGAGTCAGAGCGTTCTAGGCTTATTGCTCCTGCTACACAACAAGCAGTAGAATCTTCTGTAGCTGAGATTGAAGAAGCAACCTTTGGTCGTGGAGCTTTCTTTGATATTAAAGATGATATTCAAGACAGTAATCCTGCTGATGTTGAAATACTTAAAACACAACTAACAGAAGATATGCACTTCAGTAAAGCTAGAAGCTCTATTGGGGAGTGTTTAATTAATGCTGCTGTGTTTGGTACTGGTATAGGAGAACTCGTCTTAGATGAAGTTCAAGAGCTTACAGCAGCTACTCAACCTACACTTGAAGGACAGATGACAGCAGTAGGTGTAAACAAGCGTGACAGAATGATTGTTAGGCTAGACCCAATCATGCCACAAAACTTTTTAATTGACCCACTAGCAACCAATGTAGAAGATGCTGTAGGTGTAGCTATTGATAAGATGGTTCCACATCATCAAGTACAACAAGGTATTGACTCTGGTATTTATCGTGATGTAGAAATTGGTAGAGTTCAATCAGAATCAGAGATAGAAGATGCTAGTAAGATTGTCTATGGTTACAATGATGACATGGTACGCTTAACTAAATACTATGGCTTAGTACCTACAGACTTATTAAAGAATCAAGAGCTAGATGAAAATGAAGAACTGCAAGACATGGTTGACCTTGATGAAGAAGAAGGTTCTTACACAGAAGTCATTATGGTTATTGCTAATGAAAGCGAAATCCTAAAGATTGAAAAGAACCCCTACATGAAAAAGGATAGACCTGTGATTGCTTTCTCTTGGGATAAAGTACCATTTAAGTTTTGGGGTCGTGGTATATGTGAGAAAGGTTATAACTCACAAAAAGCATTAGATGCAGAGCTTCGTGCTAGGATTGATGCACTTGCTTTGACTGTACACCCAATGATGGCAGTAGACGCTAGTCGTATGCCAAGAGGTGCTAAGTTAGATATACGAGCAGGTAAAACTATTCTTACTAATGGTAATCCATCAGAAGTTTTACAACCATTTAAGTTTGGCTCACTAGACCAAGTTAGCTTTACACAAGCAGCACAGTTACAACAAATGGTACAACAGTCTACTGGTGCTATAGACTCTAGTGGAGTACCAGCAGGTCTGAATGGAGAAGGTACAGCAGCAGGAATTTCTATGGGATTAGGTGCTGTTATTAAACGACACAAGCGTACCTTAGTAAACTTCCAAGAAAACTTTTTAATACCATTCATTGAAAAAGCTGCTTGTAGATATATGCAGTTTACCCCTGAGTTGTATCCAGTTAAAGACTACAAGTTTGTAGCTACAAGTTCTCTAGGTGTAGTTGCTCGTGAGTATGAGGTTACCCAGTTAGTACAGTTGTTACAAACTATGTCACCTGAGTCACCTGCTTACCCACTATTAATTGAATCTATAGTTAGCAACATGAGCTTAACTAACAGAGAACAAATTATACAAGTTCTTAGACAAGCTAATCAACCTAATCAAGAAGAACAACAAGAAGAACAAATTAGAAAACAAATGGAACTTGATTCTGCTATTGCTCAATTAGAAAAACTTAGAGCAGATACAGCAGAAGTAATGACTAGGATAGAGCAGAATGGTATGGAAACACAACTACTACCTGTTGAAGAAGAAACAAGAAGGATTGCTGCTTTAGCTACTGCTTCTCCTAAAGATAAATCTGACTTTGATAAGATAGTTGAGTACGCAAAACTAGAACTTAAAGAAGCTGAGTTAGATACTAAAGAAAATATTGTTAAGTTACAAATGCAAGAAAAGAAAAATAATGCTTGACATTTAACTTTAAATGTGTTATAATCAACGTAAGGAGTTCTCCTAAATTATGGATAAAGAATTACAAGAATATTTTGAAGTTTATTTTGATTTGTTTCAACACAAAGGTTGGGATCAATTAATGAAAGATTTACAAGAAATATTAGACGGAATAGATATATTGAATTTAGAAAATGCTAAAGACTTACATTTAGTACAAGGTAAGTTAAGTATGTTAAATCAAATTTTAAATTGGCAAGACTCAATAACTAATTCACATGACAGTAATTTATTTGAAGAGTCAGACTCAATAAGTATTTTGCAATAGGCTAAATAATATGTATAGAATATATGATTTTGTCTGTGCAAATAAACACACAGAAGAACTGTTTGTCAAACCTGATGTAAAGGAAGCAATATGTTCTGTTTGTGGTGAACCAAGCAAGCGGCTAATCTCTCCTGTTCGTTTAAAGTTAAGTATTCATACTGACAGATGGGCGAAAGAACATGAGAAGGCTGCTCAAGTATAACTTAATTCCATAATACCTTATGGTACGGAGAATCATTAAATGGCTAGAACAATAAATCCCCTTGATAACCAAGAAGTTGAACTAGAAGAAAACGAAGAACTTGTATCACTTTCTGAAGAAATGGAAAAACCCACAGAGGAACCAGAACAGAAAGCTAACGAAACTGAAACAGAAGAAGCAGCAACATCTGAAATACCAGATAAGTACAAAGATAAATCGCTGGAAGATGTTGTTCGTATGCACCAAGAAGCTGAAAAGTTACTGGGTAAACAGAGTTCAGAAGTAGGCGACCTTCGTAAATCAGTTGACGAATTGCTCAAGGTTAAACTTAGTGAAGATGCCAAAAGCCCCAACAAAAAAGAAGAACCTGAATTAGATTTTTATGAAGACCCTAAAGGTTCTGTTAGTAAAGCTGTAGAAAACAGCGAAACAATGATTCAAATGAAAGAACTTCTTGCTAAGCAACAACAACAAGAAGTTATGGGAAGAATTGCTGAAAAGCACCCAGACTTTGAATCTATTGTAAAAAATGAAAACTTTGTAAACTGGGTTTCAAAATCAGAAGTCCGTACTGAGTTATTTCAAAGAGCTGATAAATACGACTTTAATGCTGCTGATGAACTTCTTTCTAATTGGAAAGAGATTAAAGGCATAGTTGAAAAGACTGAAAGCATTAATGAAAAAGATAGAAAACTACAACTTAAAGCAGCATCTACAGGTGGCAAAGGTTCAGGTGAACCAATGTCCAGAAAAATCTATAGGCGTTCTGAGATAGTTAATTTAATGATTAACGACCCCCAGAGGTATCAAGCGAATGTTGATTTGTTTGACAAGGCTTATGCTGAAGGGAGGGTAAAATAAACTTAAACTAAAAGGAATAGTAAAATGGGATTAGGTACTAATCAAGTAACCACTACTACAGCGGCTACTTTTATACCAGAGATTTGGTCTGATGAGATCATTGCTGGTTACAAGAAAAATT